TTTTTTTCGGCCATTGCCCATGATTGACTACCGCCACCAGCATCGGCTTGCTGCATCCGATTTCGGCTGCCGCGGCGGCATAGGATTTGCCGATTTGCTTAAAGGTCTGTTTCATGCTTTCCCTTTTTTCAAATGCGACGACGTCGTCGCATTTGCCTAACCGGTTTTATGCAGCTTCAGACGACCCATCGTCTTCAGCCTGTCGTAAACCTCGTCCAATTTGCTCTCGACCACGCCTTCCGGGTAGTGCTTGAGGATGACCGCCATCGCCTGTTTCCAGTCGCCGCCGTCTGCCTCGACGCGGGGTTTTAAGCGTTTGGCGATTTCGACCTTGCTCAATACCTGCTCAGAGACCTCCATCCGGTTGTATGCCATCTGCTGTCCATGTTTGGGCATAAAGAGCGTATTTCGCGCGGCAAGCGTATTTTCCTGATGTTTGTACGGGTCGATTTCGCCGCCGAATGGGACTGCTTTGCCTTTGCGTTTGGCGGCTGCCGCCTCCAGCGTTTCCGCCCCCATCGCCAGCTTGTCCAGCTCTTTGCGATGCTGTTGCGCGTCCGTATCGGCAGGGGCTTTGTATTCCGCCCCGATGACTACCGCATCGGAGCGGAAGCCCATCTCGTTAAACACCACTTCGGGTACGGATACCCAAACCTCATTACCCTCCTCGTCATAAGTGGCGACCCGCGCCCCGTTTACCTCCCAAGGATTCTTACCGACCAAAACCTTCTGACCGACCAAAATCCCCTTGATGCCTTTCACGCTATATCCCCGTCCGCCGAAGCGGATTTCCAAATCCGCCGAGACTTTCGCCTCTTTCGGCGCGCTGATGGCAAGCTCTCGGCAATAATCCGCAGGCGGCGGCAGGATGAGCTGCTCGGGTTTGATTTTGTTCCAGGCCTGATAGCGGGTCATGCCGTGGCGACTGTGCTTTTGCGTACCGTTGTAGTAACGCATCCAACGCTCTGCCAGGGCATTCAGTTGGTCGATATCGTGTACCTCGGTAAAGCGCAAACCGCTTTCAAAAGATGTTTCCACAATGTCATTGGCTTTCTCTACCTGACCTTTGGCACGGGGGTTACCGGGTTTATTGATCTGCACACGCACATCAAGCGACTTGCACAGCGTTTTAAAAGCAGACGACGTATTCGCACTTCCCGGGTCAAGCATGACCATGCGCGGTACGCCGCGAAACGGGTCTTTTAACGGGTCTGCCTTTTGCTGCATCATGTAAATAAAAAAGTCGCAGAGGTTCGCGCTGGTCTCGCCGCCGAAGTAATAACGCACCGCAATCGTGCCGGAGGCATGGTCTGTCCCCGTGTACCGCCAGACGCGGTCGTTTTCGATTTTGACGACGTTTTTCGGCTTGTTTTTATAAAACTCCTCTTCCTTCATCACCCGCAGCCCCGTATCCTTGCCCTGACGCGGCAGGTAATACAAAACACACAAACTAGGGTCGATTTGCCAGCAATGATTCGGATGTTCAGATTTCATACGGCTGACAGGATCAGGCTGAAGTAATTGGTCGGGATGTAGCTTGTACTCTCGTAAAGCCCGGGTAATGGTGTTTTCAGAAAGCGGAATGAATTCCCCCGTTTCCTCATCAATCCGCGCCGCCTCGATTTTGCCGTTGGCTCGCAGCATCTCCACTGCTTGCTTGACCGACATCAACCTCTTGCCGTTGCGCCTCATGGCCTCCACCAGTACAGCCGAAATCAGTTTGGCTTCTTCCAGCTTCAGTTCCGTTTTACCGGCATCGCTTCGCCGTTTTCGGCTTGGCTTAACACTCACAGACTCCAATTTCCGATAGAGCGTAGCGAGCGATACCCCTAAATCCTGTGCCGACCGTTTCAGATACTCCGACCGTTCTCCCCGTCCAAGCAAAGCGGCTTGAGCCTCGATTTCAGTCAGTCTTTCTACCAATCCGGCGTTCATGATCTATTCTCCCAACCACTCCGGCGTCTCATCTTGAGGGGCTTCCATCGGTAGAGCGTAGCTCTCGCGGATGCCGTTGCAATCCAAAATAATCTGATTCAACGCCCCGACCATTTTTGCCTGATGGCTGATCCCGTGTGCCTCACTGTGCGCATTAAGTTGGTCGAACAAATCTTTCAGACGGCTCACTTGACTGCGGATACCGACCTCAAGGCTGGATAACTGCATCGTCAATTCACTGCCCACATCTTCCGCCTTCGGCTCTCTTACACCGGTTTGCTTCTTAGCCAGCTTTTCGGCCAGCTCGTCGACCTTCTTGTTCTTGTCGGCAATGACTTTGTCTTTCGCTTCCGCCGTCTCGCGGCTCTCGCGCAAGGCCACACGCAGTTCCTTAACAGTCATACGGTCAACATCATCAAGCGTATTGCCGTTGATTTCGCCGCCTTCGGCAAACTCCAACAAGGTGTCGTCATCTTCCACCAGCAGCTCCAGCAGTTTGGACTTTCCAAGTTTCATCAGCTGTGGCTGCGCCTGTTTCATTTTTGGGTCAATAAAGCGCAACGTGGCATTCATTAAGCGTTGCGATTCACGTCGGCCTAAGCCAAACTCTTTCTCGGCAATCTCAGCAAAACGGCCATGCGGCGTATGCTCTTTGATGATGATGAGTGCGCGACCCAGCTCAAACATACCTTCCATTGTTTGGCGTACCGCAAAACGTCCACGTTCAATCCAAACAGCCTCGTTGTAAGCCTCGCCATTTGAAAAACGATCCATAACCGCCATGCTGTGCATTGCCAGTTCGTTTGCCGTTGCACCAACCGCGTGTCCTAATACTTCCATTTTTGTCTCCTGCAAATGCGACGACGTCGTCGCATTTAATAAACTCGTTGTTCAATTTCCTGCAAACGTGCAGTCAAACGTTCTTGTTGCTGTCTGAAACGTTCTGCGATTTGCAAGGTTTTAATGCTGTACGCAAAATTTCCGTTATCCAGCTTGACCACCAAACCCTCCGCAATCAGGTCTTCCAAGTCCCGGCTGACATGTACCGGCGAAATACCGAGGCCGTCTGCAATTTCCTTGTTGCTGATGCCGATAATCGGATGGGCTTCCAATGCCTTAAAGACTTTCAACACCCGGCTGCCTTTTTTACTGATTGCCATCCGCATCCTCCTTATTTCAGTCCCAGCTTCTTGGCAATTTCATGCCCCTTGCCGTAATTGCCTTTGCGCTGTCCGCCGACCACCAGATATACATCGCGCGGCTTAAAGCCGTTCTCTCTTGCCCACTGCGCCAGCGTCTGGCCGTTTTTGGCAAAATTTTCTTTTAATTTTTCGATAGTTATAGCCATAGATAGCCCTTTCCTATTGTGATAAAATAGTGAACTGTTTATGTACTAGAAATTTACTAGTGCATTACTAATACATGAATTATGAGATTTTAAAATCTCTTTTGCAAGGATTATTTTGTGATTTCTAAATCTCTTTTTGGTAATCGTTTGAAAGAAAAAAGAAAGTTTTTAGGGTTGACCCAAGCGCAAGCTGCTGAAAAAGCAGGTATTGAGCGTGAAACATGGGGTAAATACGAACGTGGCGTATTTATGCCTAGTGGAGATGTATTGCTCTCTTTTTTGAATATGGGAATAGATGTGAGCAGTTTGTTTGCTGCAGAACAGGAAATTAGGCCGTCTGAAAATTCTGAAATTAGTAAGGAAGAGTCAGAGTTATTAGGGTATTACCGCCAAGCTAGCGATAACGGTAAATTTGTCATTCTCAGTGTGGCAAAAGGCGCAGAGAAAAAAGCCCAAACTGCGCCTGGTAAAGTGAGCAACGGATAATGGGAAAACGCAGCGCGGTAGAAATGCTGCCCGATGATGTCCGCAGGCAGCTTGATGATGAAATTCGGAAAAGCCGTTTCAGCGGCTACACACAACACAGCGAATGGCTGGAACGGCAAGGCTACGAAATCAGTAGGTCTTCCGTACACCGCTACGGCAAAAAACTTCAAGAAACGGTATCGGGTAAAGAAAAAATAGAAATAGGTATGGAAGAATTACAGGCAGAAATTTCCGCATTAAACGGCAAATTGGAAAACCTCACATTGAAGCAGCAAGCACAAGAACACGCTTTTTTAGATATTTTGTTTGAGATATGTTTGCAGTTGCCGCCGACCAAACAATCCAAACTGATTTTTAATTTGGATTTGACAGCCGCTCCGTCTGCAACGGTTATCAGAACCGCAAAAAGACAGCCGCATTTATTCGATAATGAATTTCACCGGCAGACCGAATTTTTGGCCAACCGCGAAAATCTGAATACGGTTAAAGAACATCGGGATTATCTGATTCGTGAATTGAATACTAAAATCCTTAATGCTATATGCAAAGAATAAAAAATGCCGTCTGAAGATTTCAGACGGCATTTAGGACACTCCGGCATTCTGGCTGCGCTGGTGTTCTGAAACGGATATTAAGCAATTGAAGCGGCCGTGCATTTTAAAGCGCATTAAAAACCACCCCGATATTCAGGTCATCGGCCAAGTGGTTCAAATCTCAAAAGACCTGAGCTAACAAAGGAAAACAACTTATGAAGAAAACAATTTTTGCGGCATTACTGCCTGTTTTATGTCTATTAATGCCGCATCAGGCTGTTGCTGCAGTTAAATGCAAAGATTTCCCGACACATCAAGCAGCGCAAAAGTATTATTTGGCCAAGAAGCCGGGCTGGAAAAGTTTAGATCGTGATGGTGATGGGAAAGCCTGCGACTGCAACCCCGGCGGCAACGGTAAGAAATGTCCGAAAAAGCGTAAAAAATAAACCAATCAGCCCAAGGGAAACTCATGAAGAAAATCTTACTTACACTATCGGTTTTAGTTGCCTTGTCTGCGTGTGGTGGCCAATCTGAAGAACAACCGGCATCTGCCCAACCTCAAGAGCAAGCACAATCCGAATTAAAAACCATGCCGGTAAGCTATACCGACTATCAATTAGCAGCCAATAAAGGGCTTGCCGACCAAAAAACCGGGCTGACCCTGCCTGAACATGTATCCCCAACCAATAATGCGGAAGGGAAGAATCTGCTGCATGACTTTTCAGACGGCCTCACATTAACCGTTGATACCGATAAAGCCGACAAAATTACCGCCGTCCGAGTAGTCTGGAATACAGATGCAATGCCTCAAAAGGCGGAAAAACTATCCAAAGCCGCCGCAGCCTTGATTGCGGCAACCGCTCCGGAAGACCGCACACTGCTGCGTGATACCGGCGACCAAATCAAAATGGCGATTGACAGCCATAATGCTCAAAAAGAGCCAACCCGAGAATGGGCGCGAGGTGGGATTGCCTATAAAGTCACTGTTACTAATTTGCCGAGCGTGGTTTTGACAGCAAAAGCTGAATAACCTGCATTACAGCCACAATTAGGAGCAGACGGAGATGATGTTTGTAGAGCCCGCTGAGAATAAATAACTGATAAAAAAGCTGTCTGAAAAGGTTTCAGATAGTTAGGATAGCTATCTATTTTTAATATATTAGAGAGAATATGAAAAATAAACTGACTTTACGTTATTTCAAAATAACTCGTTGCGGTTATTGGTCTGGTTCTTCAAAAGAACCTAATCATTATGAGGACTTATTAAAAACTTTAACTCATTTAGAGACATATGTTAAAGATAAAACTATTGAAGAGACTGGAATTAGTCGTGATTATAAAGAGCCAAGCACTTTCTTGCTCGATATCTGCAAAAAAAATGGTCTGTGGTTGCTTGCTTTTTGGAATCCTGCCGCAGAAAGCTCTTCAGATGAAATTGTTTCTTTAAACATGAAAAGTAAACTAGGTCAAGTTGATTCTAGCCCAGTAACAGCAGGAAATGGGAAAACTTTTGGCTTCGTTAGTTATTTTCTTATTTGGCCAGAACATAATTTTTACTCAACGATTCTTTCTCCTAATGCAACTTTAGCTGGACGAACAGAGTTTGAAGAGTACATGCTTAATTTCTTGTGGATTGATCCTAATTTTATAGAAAAGACTACCGACGAAGAAACTTCAACAGACGGAATAATTCATACCATGGAGCGAACTAATTTTAAATTGCCTCTTAAAATTAATGGAACTCCTGTGCCACGTTTTGCGGGGAAACTAGCTAAATCTCCTTCAGAAAAAGAGTATGTCATTAGTAATTATGACCAAGTAACCCAAGTGCATAATCGATGCACGGTAAAGGTTACCTCTGGACAAAGTTCAAGTGGAATTTTGAAGAAAATGTTACCAAGCTTTTTTGGATCAACAGAATTGTTTGCTCCATTAAAAACCATTCGTGTAAATCATTCTGTTTCTGCTGCATTTGAAAACAAATCAAATCTTAAGGATTGGATTGAAGACTGGGAAAAAAATTCTTTTGATTTAGATAAAGATGATTGTGGCTTTAAGTTAAAAAACGATGACAAGATTTATTGGATTCGAGGAAATGTCATCAAATGTGAATTGGACGTCAACCTTCATAAGGAAAATGGGATTTATCCAGCTGCTAAAATTCTAGATATAATAGACCAAAGGAAAGATTACGTTTTAAACGAATTCAAATTAAGTGATGATTCTTAGAAATATTTTCCTAATATGCTCTGCATTCATGATTGGTGTAGCCTGGTATTTAGGTGCTAATATCCGATTTGAAGAGCAATGGGTATTGTATGAAGCCTTGAGAACAACTGCATCAATTATTTTTGCAGTTGTTGGGGTTTGGTTGGCTATTGTCTATCCCGAACGATTAAAAAGCCCTTTTAGTCAAACCTTCTCCTCTCCGGTATATCGGCGTGGATTCAAACAGCTTTTTTCCCCTATTATAAGTTCCATTTTTATTTTAAGTATTGTGTTACTTGTTGGTTTGTTGGCTCCTTTGCTCAAACATATTGAGGCAATAATTCAATATATCCCACTTTGTCGGAAAATCTCATTTAGCCTGTTAGCAAGCTTGACGATGTGGCAAATTTATACGGTTTTATCTGTATTAGTGCCTTTGTTAAATATTTTAAGTAAAAATGAAAATGACTGTCATGCATCCAACATTATTAACAAGCTAAAGGGTGAACAGAATTAGCTATGTGCTTTTTAGTGTAAACTGCTTTTAACTCGTATTAAAAGGCCATTCTTTTAATACCTCCTAAAATCCCTGTACTTATCAATAGATACAGGGATTTTTTATGTCCACCAAATTCAACCAATTCATTGAGCGCGTCCTCTCCCACGAGGGCGGCTACGTCAATCATCCCAAAGACCCCGGAGGCGAAACCAACTGGGGCATCACCAAGCGCACCGCACAGGCAAACGGCTACAACGGCTCCATGCGTGCCATGACGCGCGAACAGGCGATCGGCATTTACCGTCAAGCATTTTGGGAGCGTTACCACGCCGATCAAATGCCGGAAGCGGTTGCGTTCCAATTCTTCGATGCCTGCATCAACCACGGTCATGGCAATGCTGCCCGTATGCTGCAACGCGCCGCTGGCGTACTGGACGACGGCGTTATCGGAGCAGTCAGCCTCGAAGCCATCAATTCACTTCCTGAAAATGATCTCCTGCTCCGTTTCAACGCCGAGCGTCTGGTCTTTTATACCAAGCTGGGTACGTTCGGATCTTTTGGCAAAGGCTGGATTCGTCGCGTGGCACAAAACCTGATTCATGCGTCTGCAGATAACACCGATTAAAGGGAGATAAACCATGTCAAAAAAGTCACTCATCGCCCTAATGACCGCAGCCATGCTGCCCGATTTCAGCCACAGCGACCTGGGCATTCGCTACGCCATGCCGATTCAGGGATGTTGGACGCAAGCCCACCGCAAGAGCGGGGTAGCCGCCGCGAAACGCGCAGCCAAAAAAAAGCGTCGCAAATAACCGCCTTTTTCAAATGGTTGAGCGGATTGGTATCCAATCCGGCCACAGGGAAAATCAGCCATACCAAACTATGGGCAAACGTGGCAGCCGCCTCTATGACCTATAAATTCTCGCAAACAGCAGATGCGCCGGAATGGCTCTGGTGGGCTTATGGCGCATTGGTCGGCGGGTATGCATTAATCAAACGCGGCATCGCGACGATTCCGCAGGTCGCTGAAATTCATAAAGGAAAAGACGATGTGGAAAACGTTTAACCCTGTTTGGCAGACCCTGATTCTGATTTTTCTGATAGCAGGTGCAGTACCAACGATTTATTTCTGTGGCTATAAGTCCTCCGCAAAGAAGGCGGAAGCTGAAAAAGCCGAAGTCATTGCTACTTATCAGGCTTCAGCCTTAGTCGCCGAGCAGCTTTATACCGAAAAGCTCAAAGCGGCTAATGAAGAAAAACAGCGTTGGTTTGATTTCGCACAAGCACAAAGCCGCGATTTGGCAACCGCCTATCAGCAAATCGACCGCCAAGCGGCTCAATTGGAGAAGCAGATTGATGAAACTGTACAAAAAGACGGCAACCGTTTTAACGGCCTTGGCACTAACAGCGTGCAACTCTACAACCGCGCCCACGGCCACGATTAAAACCGTTACCGTTGCGGAAATCCCCCCCGTCTCTTCCGAGCTGCTGCTCGTTCACGAACGCCCCGAGCGTCTGAGTGGCGGCTCTCCCGAACAACTTTTAAACCACGCCGTCCGTTATGGCGAATACTGCCAAAAACTGGAAAAACAAATTTCCGGCTGGCAGACATGGTACAAGAAAGGCCGTCTGAAAAATGACTGATTTTGCCGACCGCGCATCCGAACGCGAAGCCATCTTTCTCGCAGAATCCCTGTCAAAGTATCGACTGCCGTCTGAAACCACCGCCAGCCTTAGTCATTGTGAAGATTGCGGTGCGCCGATACCAAAAGCAAGACAACAGGCAGTCCAAGGCTGTACGCGCTGCGTTGTCTGCCAAGAATATTTTGAACACGGATGGCCATAAAAATGGAAAAAACCTTTATACACATCGAGTTTTGGCAACTTGTCGGCTTTTTACTCTCATTCCTCGGCATCTGTTTCACCTTCGGCAAAATGCTGCTGGCGCAATTCCGCGAGCAGCAGGATGAACGCCAAAAACAGCAGGAACGCCTGCAAGGCAAAGTCGAAACCATGGAAAACAAACTGGCGGAATTCAATGCCGGACTGCCCCTGACCTATGTTTTGCGGGAAGACTACATCCGCAATCAGGTCGTCCTCGAAGCCAAGCTCGACAACGTCGCCGAAAAACTCACCGAAATCTACAAAATGGAAAGCGTAAAAAAATGATTAGCCAGGAACTGATCGCCAAACAACGGCGCGAAGGTATGCGTTGGAACATTATCAACACCCTTAATAAAGCCCGACCGCACACGACAAGCGAAACCTTCTTGTTGGACATCATGAACGCGATTTACCCGCAAACCACCGCACTGGAGCTGCGCCAACAACTTGATTATCTGGCTGACCGCAAAATGGTAGACCTCAATAAAGCCCCGCATGGCCTGTGGTTTGCCGACTTGACCAGTTTGGGTGTCGATATTGCCGAATATACGGTGGAGTGTCGTGCCGGTATTGCACGGCCTGAGAAAGTATGGAGCTAGGCATGGCGCAACGCAGCAGTATTGAAAAACTCCCCGAAGCCGTCCGACATGAATTTGAACGGAAGCTGGTAGAAAACGGTTTTTCAGACTACCAAGCCATTGCTGAATGGCTGCAAGACCAAGGCTATGAAATCAGCCGCTCAGCCGCCCATCGGTACGGCCAAAAAGTACAGCGTCGGTTTGCCGCCATCAAAAACAGCACCGAAGCGGCACGCCTGATTGCCGAAGGCGCGGCAGACGAGGGGGATACCCGCTCCGAAGCCTTGATGGCGATGTTGCAGACAGAGTTGTTTGAGGCATTGGTGCAGATTGGCGAAATGCCCGAAGACGAGTTAAACGCGCTTGACCGCTTCGGAATTATGAGCGAGGGCGCGCGCAAAATCAGCGGGCTGATTACCGCCGGAACGCGCCTTAAAGAATATCAGGCAAAAGTTAAAGCCAAAGTCGAAGCCGCCGCCGAAAACGTGGCCAAGCAGGCAAAAAAAGGCGGGCTGTCCGACGCGGCTGCCGAAGCCATCCGTAAACAGATTTTAGGTATCGCATCATGACGACCAAAATTGAAGACCGCACGCCATCGGCATTGCTGCCTTATCAGCAGCGTTGGTGCGCCGATAACTCTCCCGTCAAACTCTGCGAAAAATCCCGACGCATCGGTCTGAGCTGGGGAGAGGCTGCCGATACCGCCTTACTTGCCGCCTCATCGGGCGGCATGGACGCATGGTACATAGGCTACAACAAAGACATGGCTTTGGAGTTTATCCGCGATTGTGCCAACTGGGCGAAATTCTACGGTTTGGCGGCGGGAGAAATCGAAGAGACCGAGGAGGTGTTCGTCGAGGGTGACGACAAAAAATCCGTCCTCGCCTTCGTCATCCGTTTCGCGTCCGGCTGGCGCGTTACCGCCTTATCCAGCCGCCCCTCAAACCTTCGCGGTAAGCAGGGGCGCGTCATCATCGACGAAGCGGCGTTCCACGAGCAGCTTGGAGAGCTGCTCAAAGCGGCAATGGCATTGCTGATGTGGGGCGGGCAAGTACACATCATCTCTACCCATGACGGGGTGGACAATCCGTTCAACGAGCTGATTACCGACATTCGTGCGGGCAAAAAGCCGTACTCCATCCACCGCANNNGGCCGTTTCAGACGGCCTCTACCGCCGCATCTGCCTGCGTTTGGGCAAGGAGTGGACGGCAGACGGCGAAGCCGCGTGGTGCAAGGAAATCCGTGATTTCTACGGCGACGACGCATCTGAAGAGTTGGACTGTATCCCCAAAAACGGCGGCGGCAAATGGCTCAACCGTGCCTTAATCGAAAGCCGTATGAGCCCTTATACGCCGGTTATCAGATACGACCAAAGCGATGAGTTCGGCCTCTTGCCCGAGCCGCACCGTGCCGCCGAAGTAGCGGACTGGATAGCCGACACCCTGCAACCGCTGCTCGACGGTTTGGATAAAACCCGGGTTTCCTTTGTAGGTGAAGACTTTGCCCGCAGCGGAGACCGTACCGTCATCGTCCCTTTATTGCAGCAGACTAATTTAAGCCTTAAGCCGCCGTTCGTGTTGGAGTTGGGCAATATGCCGTTTGCTCAACAAGAGCAAATCATGAAACACCTGTTGCACGGCTTACCCAATCTGCGCGGAGCGGCATTGGACGCGCGCGGCAACGGTCAATCAATCGCCGAAGCCATGCGCGACGAATTTGGCTCGGAGGTATGTGAGTCGGTCATGCTCTCGGAAAACTGGTACCGCACCCATACCGCGCCGTTCAAAGCCGCCCTCGAAGACGGCACGTTGGACGCAATACCCAAAGAGGAAGACATCCTGACCGACCTGCGCGCCTTCGAGCTGGTCAGAGGCGTGCCGCGCATCCCCGATGTACGTACCAAAGGTCAAGACGGCAAAAAACGCCACGGCGACGCGGCGATTGCCTTTGTCCTTGCCCATTACGCCAGCCGCGAGCTGAATACCGGCCCGATACGCGTAGCCAGCCGCCGAATCCGCCGAAAAAGCGCATTAACCAAAGGTTATTAAGGTATTTAAAGAGTACATATCATGCCCAAACCCCACCTCAAACTCAAAACCAGTCAAGGCATCATGACCTTCAAGCCGCAGGATTTATCTGCCCATCTCGCCGTTTCCCGCCCGTTTTTCAGCGGTTTTAACGGCTGGCTACCTAATCCCGACCCCGTTTTGCGCAAAATGGGCAGGCAAATCTCCGTTTACCGCGAACTGATGCGCGACCCCTTGGTCGGCTCGCTGGTT